AGCCATTTTTATCCCTTTACTTATTTCAAAATTACAGTATAATCAGTAGTGTTGTGTTCAAATATTAATACTAACATTATAGATCTTATATGGAAACTTCTCTTCATTGTATATTGCTATTCTTGCCATAAAGTGAAGTAATGTAAAGTTCTTCTTGGATTTCCAAGTCATATCATCTGCGATATCGTAAAGAGTTGCGCTATCTTTACTATCTGATTTACGTAGCCCTCTACCAATTGACTGTAGGTTTCTAACTTTAGATTTGGAAGGACTAGAGAATATAACGTTATGCAAATTACGAATGTTAACACCTGTGGAAAAAGTTCCATAACTAGCAACGATAATAGCATTCTTTTCTGTTTCAACAATTTTACGAATTTCTTCACGTTCTTCTCCATCAACTTCACCAGATACATAAAATATTTTACTATCCTTTGATTCCTTGACAAGATTATCATAAAGACCTTTACCATGTTTGTCAACATACTGAAATAGTAATAATGTATTACCTTCAAGGGATAAAGCAAGATTTCTAATAAATTTATTACGAGCTTCAAGTTTTACAAGATAATCCATTTCTGCTTGATAGTCAGCAGAACGAGCAATCATTTTTCTTACTTCTTCTGGATACGAAAGAACAATGGCTTTAATTTTAAATTCAGCTAAATGTTTCTGCTCAATCAACTCAGCTGTTGATGTTACTTTTTTTACAGGTCCGAATAACCCTTCAAGAACGAGCTTGTGAGTTTGTGTGCCATCCAAGGTACCAGTAAAACCAAAACGATACTTGCAATTGTCCAACATAGACAATATACTAGTAAGAGATTTAGCCTTGAATAAATGAGCTTCGTCACCTATGACCACATCAAATTGTTTGAAATACTCTTTAGGCATTTTATATATGGACTGCCAGGTTGAGATGGTAACTGGTTTATCCGTTTGTTTATCTTGCCCAGCAAAGATTCGATGAACGAACCGATCAGATACAAAACCATAGTCAGCAAAGTCAGAGGCAAGTTGACTAACCAAAGAAGTAGTTGGAACAATAATAAGAGTGCGTGCATGGTAATACCTCATTATTAGATAAATGATAAACGATTTACCAGAAGCAGTTGGTGAAAGCATTAATGCTCTACGCTCACGAACAGCATGAATAAATGCTTCTAATTGATAATCTCGTGGGTTATATTTTTCAGGTAAATTGATTGTATTGATAAATTCTTTAGCTTCGATAACTGAAAACTCATCAGCGGAAAAATCAGATAGATATTCAACTTCATAATTTCTTGTTTTACAAAATTCTTCAACGTAACGATTAAGCCCAGCATATAATTGGCAAGTCATAGAATTAAGTAGTCTAATTTTACCATCCCACATTTTATTTCTATAAGCTGGAGTAAACTTGGCACCAGGAACATCAAACGTGAAATACCCGCTCAACTCCATAATAGTTGACGGGTCAGCAATTATTTTATTATAATTCTCGTTGACTTTTTCTATCTGAACTTTTTCCATTATGCTCCCATAGTAAATTTGGCCCAATCAATAGCAGATTTTATCTGATAACCTCTATTTGTTAAGCTTTTAATAATCGATTCAAGCAATTCAATTTTTTCTTGTTGGATACCAATTTTAAGAGAAAGCTTAATAAGTTCTTTATCAGCATCCATATACATTGGAATATCTGCTTTAAGAATCAATCCACGTGCAGGAAGTTCCCATCCAAGATTTCTTGTTTGTTCTGTATGACCTTGAGAAAAAAACTCATACTTTTCAAGTTTAAGTTTCTTCATATCTGCTTCTTGTGAACGTAAAGTAAGCTTTTCATTAATATAAATTTGGTAGTATTTATGATGTAGTTTTGGTATTACCAGAGCAGCATCCCCAAGTTCTGTACGGTCAATATGGGAATCATTTTTCCATTGATCAAGAATATCTTCTATCTTCATAATCACTCTCTATTAAAGTAATATTATATACTACTATATTTTTTGTAGAAAGTAAAGTTAAACTATCTTAGAAATTGTGAAATATGTATATTTGAAAGTGGCTGATGCTTCAATGTATCTGACATCAGTATCGATAGTATTGAAGTTTATGCCTGTTAAACTTGTAGGAAATGCATCGACAAAAACAATATCATAATTAGGCATATGTGTACTTGCTAAAACAAGAAGAGATATGTCTGAATATATTCCATCGCCTGTCCATTGATTTATCGAAGCCAATTCTTGATATTCAGAAAAATCTTCTGGCTTACCAAACGCTCTTAACCAATTATGTAATTCCAAATAATTTTGAAGATCTTCATCAACTTTAAATGTTATGTTTAAACTGCCATATTCCAAATGATCTCCTGGATATGGAATATCAACAAATGGGTTTGTTGATACTGGAGTTTTAATAGATATCTCAGGTATATTAACTTTTTGTACAAAGAAGTTGATATGAGGAGCTTTCTTAATTTGAAAACGAAAATTTAGTGGACTAAGAAAGTTTTTATTTGATGGTGTGTTGTCTATAGCTGACATATTATTTACCAATAAGTTTCTTTATAGTACGTACATGTTCTCTATCTTTTTCTTTTTCATCTTCAGGTAATTCAGAATAAGGAACATGTTGAGATGCATTATAATCAGCTTTAGGATTACGACTCATCCATTCATTATGGACATGTTCAGCAGCTTTTTCTTCATCTTTTGGATGCTTACGAACAGCCATCAAAGCAGCTTTACCAGCGGATAAATTTTCTTTTTGCCAGTCTGGGTGTAATTTATCAAATGGTACATTAATATTACCTTCTGAACCATCACTGTTCTTTTTTATTCTTTCTTTACCAGTACCTTCAGGATCAAATCCTTTACGCCATTTTTCATGTTGTTGCGACGCAAATGCAATAACAGCATCATGTCCTATACCTTCAAAAATATTTACTGATTCATTTCTTACTGGTTTGATATCTGATGGATAATTTTTTCCATAAGTTTTTTCTGAAGATGATTTTCTAATTTTTTCAAGTTCATCTTTCAAACCTTTTATTGTAAAACGATTATTTTTTGTTGGAATATTAATACTTGCAAATGCTCCTTTTTCTAATTTTCTTATTTCTTCTGGTTTATTATCATGATCATCCATTCTTTTAGCAATTGTCGTAAATTTTGTATTAGTTGCACTAAACTCGCCGCCTTTATTCATTTCGTTAATAACTGAAACATATAATTTTATTTTGTCCATTGTACAATCTCCTAACGTTTCATATATTTATATGAAAAAAGGGGGATCCGAAAATCCCCCAGTTTGCGGCTTGAAACCGTCTTATGTTCTTTGCCTTCATTGAGCAAGTTCGATAGTATTTAGGTTTTTGTGTTTTCTAAACTCTTCCCATCTTTTTTTAGATGCAGCAGAAACAGCCAATTTTCTTTTGTTATTAGGATCCGACCATTGTTCTTTCATACGCTCAGAATTTTCTTGTTTCCATTCATCTGTATGTGGAGCTTTTTTAATACCTGTAAGAGCAGCTTTATGTTCTTTGGTTAAAGCTTTACCTTTTTTAGCAGCAGAAATCGCTGGTCCTCGGCTTGGCGGTGCTGGGACGCTTTTACCTGTTTTAGAAAATGATATTTTTTGTCCAATAGTTTTTACAGATTCTGGGTATTGGTGCCATGGTTTTTTAGAAAATAAATTTAAATTATAATATTTTACTTTTTTTTCTTCTGGTTTAATCATATCAAAATATTTTTGTTCTTCAATATACATTTGTTCTCTTGAAAGATTAGTTTTTAAAATTTTTCGTTTAAAATCTTCTGGGCGACGATTATAAGAGTCTCTCATCCAGTTAGATGAACATATATACCCGTCATCAATATTACCCCAGTGACAACCAACATAGTATCTTTTATGTTTACGATCGAACCAGATATAAACAAACCCATATTTTTCCATATTTGCCTCCAAAAGAAAAAGTCAGGAGTTTCCCCCTGACTTTATTTAGTAAACTTTTATAAAAAGTATAGTGACTCACATCAAATTATTTACGATTACGCGACGATAGTAAAGGTTGGTTGAAAGAACAGTAGTATAACCATTGCCCTTTGTAAGACCCTGAGCGAATGGGTTGGCTACCATTCCGTAACGAGTCTTGAAACCAATCTTAGGCTGGAAGCTTGACTGATCAACTGCACGTACCATCTGAAGAGGAACGTATGGGCAATAGAATAGACCAGCGTCGAAAGCTGAAGAACCCTTATAGCCAACAGTTAGATAGTTGCCACCGATTGCGTATGGATCGATATAAACCTTTAGGCGACCGTTAAGAACACCAGCGAAAGTGTTACCAGTATCATCAACCTGGAGGTTGTTGCTGTTAAGAGCTGGAGTATAGTCAAGAACACCTGCCATCTGAAGAGCTGACGCAACGTCAGAAGAACAGATAACGATGTTACCCTTACCACGACGAGTGTCTTTGGCAAGCTGGTTAGCTTCACGTTCCAACTGGAACATAAGACCC